TATCTCTATAAGGCAAACAGCTATGCTGTAAGCTAAGTAGAGAATCTTGCAGATGATACCAATCATCTTTTTCAGGACGCATAAGCGGACTGGACACAAGAAGGACTAAGACCTCCCATCGCTGAAGATGCCGATTAAATCGGATATCATCTTCATACTTTAGGACGGTCTCAACCCTAGGCACATACTCAAAGATACCTTGGGTATCAGGGTTACTACTTAGATGTAGTTTCCCTAATACTTTTCGGACCTTTGCGTATATATAGGAGGAACAATTTTGATATCCATCAATGCGAAGGTTTTTAGCCAACGCACAGAGGGACGTCAAACTTGAGTAGGAGTTCGTATCATGAACCTTGATTCTATGAGGCGTTACATCGATACCATTATAGGCATCGACGCCACAAGACTCTCTGAAGAGTCCAGTCTTAAATGTCTTAGACGTGTTAGGAATTAACCCAGCACGAACTAAAGCACTTATGGCACCATCATAGTATTTACAAGGAAACAAGATATCGTCTCCGAAGACATAGATGTCAACACAGTCAATACCGTATCGACATCTAATGCCAGCTCGAACAAGGCTGTAGAAGATTAAGCTCTGAATGGGGAATGTTAAGCAATTCCCCATAGGAGCAAACTTCGACAGTACCTTCACACGTTTGTCAGGTAACTCGACGTGACTAGCGCGCGCACAGGATACATACTGATATGCACTACCAAATAGGTAGGACACTAAGGATGTACCAATGCGATCGCTTGCTTCCTTTAAGTCGAGAGTACAATACTCTCTACTACGGGAAGACTCTAGAGCTAGCCTACCATTGATCGATTGATCGTCGAAGTGAATACTTCGTGATATAACCGGATCATTATGGATGGCTCTCTCTAAGAGCAAACGTTGACCTTGTTGTATCCAGATAGCCTCTGCAGGGTGCACGCATATTAAGCGTGGACCCCTTGAGTCTTTAGGGACCGCAACAAGCTTACAATGTATATCAGTAGCCTCGACTATCTTCTCTGACTTACTTCCAATGAAAACTTCATCCCAAAAGGAATGAAGCCCACAAAAGAATTGGTCATAGGGATAATAATCTTGTATACTTTTATACATGACACTGAAATTGCTCTTTTCACACGGAATTCTAGGAGGAAAAACACTCCCAGGACCATGTTTAGGAACAATCTCAGACCACTTAATCTTGTATATACAAT